GTAATCCATCTTCGGATACACTTAATACACCTGTTTTTGGTTCTTTATTTGCTGCTAATATTTGACCGAATTCTTCAATTGGGAATTTCAGCTGTGCTCCTGGTACTGAGGATAATGATGTTTGTAATGTGAAGTTAACTTTGTTGGTATGTTTTTCTACCCCACCTAATGTGAATTTCATTGCTGGTTTTTCTTCTACATCATATCCTTGCTCTATAATGAATACGTCCGTGCCTAATGCTTTCTTTGCTTTAAGGAACTTAGCAATAAATTCAGTATTAACATCAGCAACCATATGATATGTTGGTTCATCAATTGCTGGTACTGATGGGGTTAGCATTATGTCTGCTAAAGCGTATTCTAAATTGTATTCGTTATCAGCAATTAATAGTTTATTAGCTATACCTTTATTTGCTTCAACATCTAATGTTAAGAAGTGATCAGTAATGCCGATTAGCTTTAATAATTGAGATGTGTCATATACTCCGAATTCGCAATCGGGTAATGTTACACCTGGTGCTTCTATCACACCCACTAGATTTTTCTGTGTTGAGATAAATTTGGATGTTAGTGTTTTGTCTGTTACTTTTATTGCAACACGTTCAACTAAACCACCTAAGTGGTATTTTTCAATAACATCTTCTAAGAATAATTTTTTCATAACTTAAATATATAACTTTTATTTTGATTTACCACAGTTTCCACCATGATTTTTTTGGTACTAGATTACGTCTATCTAATGTAAATTCCTTATTAAATACACGACTTGCTATTTTATAGATATTATACTGTTGTTTTTCATCTACTTTAGCTAATCCCACTATTACTGTTACTGGTGCCGTCGTTTTAGTCCCATCCTTTTCAATAATTTTAATTGTTGTATCTACTCTTAGTTGATTTGGGTGGTATTGATGACGGATCATAGCTAATTGAATTTAAAGAATTTGTTAATTTTTGCGTTTAATACGGGGAAATCCCACTTGATATCTTCATAAACGCCTGTTAGCTTATTTAATAATACTGAATTGAATGCATCTTCTCTATCTACATATTTTTCGATAAATTCAACTATAAATTCAGGATCATCAATACCTTTAAATCCGATTACGTCAATATTGAAGGGGTTTGGTTTCAGCGATACATATTTCATCTTATCGCCTTCTGTGAATAGTGTATATTTTTTGTCTAATTTCTTAAACTTAAGTAAATCATTATACACTACTGCTGCTTTAGTATTAACTGGTGCTTTTAATTTAAATTCACTAAATATTTCTCCTGGTGATGGGCGTTTAGCAATATACGAGTTAATCTGTTTAACGCCTGTTGGTTTAGCTAAATCATTCCAATCCATTTTATCTAATGATGATTTGAAATCAATTATTGCTTTATCAATTTCGGATTTAGGTTTACCCGACATTATTTCTTTTAATAGGTTCTGTCCGAATTTCTTGTATAGTGGAGGCATATTTGATTTCATCAAATCTAATCCCATCATAATCATCTCTTCAGTATCTACACCTTCCTTATTTACAATAAGCATAGCGTAACGACGTTTGCCTGAGTGGTAACTACGTTCAATAACCACTTCCTGCTTTAATTCAAAGTAATGCTCACGATCACTTGGGATATTGAATGATTTCTTTGCAAATTCACCAATGAATATGTTTGCTGCTTTCTGTATTTCGGTTGCTGCTTCTAATGTTGCTTTAATACAAGCATCTCTATCTTTTAAATCAATACCTCTAGCAATTAATAAATCTTTTACTTGTATGAATAGCGAATCGGTATCTGATGTTACAACATAATCAATATCATCTGTTTTTAGCTTACTGTTCATCCATTTATTACAGAATTTAATAGATTCTTGTGTTACACGTTGTCCTGTTAATGTAATAGCAGATGATATCATTTTATGTCCATCTGTATAGCGCCATCCATTAATAGCGTAACAGCCATAAACGTCATTTAATTTAATCTTATATGCGTGTTGTAATCTATTATAGTATTCGCCTAATGCTGTATCGCCTTTCTTATATGCTTCAGACATTAGTTTCTTATAGTGCTTACGCTTATTAAACCAATCAGTTAATACTTCACATACTACTGATGATTTATCTGTTCTGAATATAGCACCTGATGCTGCTGTAATCCATTTATTATTCTCTATCATCTTTACTATCTTACCAACAGTAACCTGTGTACGTGATGTAGTGAAGTTCTCGTTTAGCTTCTCAATAGTAATCATTCTATCTGGATCCATATCAAGTAGCTCTTCGTATGTCCATTGATTATCGTACTTACCATTATTAACAATACGACCTATTAATGTTTCAATACCAATATTGAGCGAGCGAATGATTGAGGGATATAGTGATGTAAAGTCTAAGTCAATAACCCATTGATATAATCCAGGAACAGGATCTTTAAGATAACCACCAGCATAATCATCACCAGTAGATTCTCTTAGTGCAGGATTTATTGTAGTTGGTTTATTTGGCGATACTATATCTTGACGTTTAAGATATGTCAATATAGCTCCATCATTCAATACTGTTGATAGGTATATTTGTTCGTATGGTACGTGGCATAGATGAGAGATAGCTACTGTTAGATCAATAAATTTTAGTTTCTTCTCCAATTCAATAATGATCTCAACGTCACGTAGATTATACTGAATGAATTTATTTATATCTGTTTGGAATAGTTTATCTAATGAGCCCTCATATTCTATCTTACCTAATTTAACATATTTTTCACCTATATCGTTTAATTTGTATGATGGTTCTTGTTTTACAATGAATTTCTTAAATAGCAACATATAATCCAGATGATTAATACCTGCTAATTCAATTGGTTGTGATTGATCCCACTCAGTGAAATTTAATTTACGTAGTGGTGATAATCTAGCTGCTTGATCTTTACCTAACACATTACACATTCTATAGTAAGTGTATGGTACATCGAAGAATCCACTATTCCATCCTGAAATGATAGTTGGGTCTATATATTCCCATAGATTAAGGAAATCAAGTAACATATCTGCTTCTGTATTGAAGCGTCTTATCTCTTGTGTATCAGTAGTTATTGGTGTGATTTGGTTCTTTTCATCTAATATCAGACAATACCATTTTTGCATTGTATTATCATACAGTGCTACTGATGTCATCTTCATAGGAGCAGACTTAATATAGTCAGCCGTTAATGTTCCACCAATCTCACACTCAATATCGAAGTAAACTATATTGTGTTGTTTAGGACCATCATCGCTGTCCTTGTATAGGTCAATTAGTACGCGAGTACATTTATCAACGTCTTGTTCGTATAGGGAAGTGTCGCGCCATTCGTATTTGTTGACGGGTGTAGCGCGTTTACCATCTAATGTCTCTAGTGGACCATTAGGTACTATCTTGTATAGTTCGGGGGTGTATTTGAAATCTAACCAGCCTTTCTCATCATCGCGTAGATGATAGGTGTAGGTAGATCGGTCGTAGTATATTGCTTGATACATAGACCAAAGATATAACTTTTATTTTGCCTTATCAAATTATATCATTGATATCCAAGACGTTCCGTTATAGAAGTATGGTTTACAATTAACACCACTTCCAGACACCATTATACTACCTGTTGGTGAGTGTGAAGGTGTATATGTTATTGGTACTATAGTTAATATGTTGTTAAGTGTTAATATTGTATCTCCAACAGCTGATCCTGATAATGTTAATGAACCTGTTATTCCACTACTTCCATAAAGTGGAACATAACTTGGAGCTACAGAAGCTGTTCTAGCATATGATGCACTTAATGCTAAATTAGTACTTGTAAATATAGATCCTGTAGTAAATGATGATGTTAAGGCATATGAACTACTTAAAGCATAAGATGAACTTAAAGCATATGAGCTACTTAAAGCATAAGATGAGCTTAGAGCATATGAGCTACTTACTGCCCTAGATGAACTTAAAGCATATGATGAACTTAGAGCATATGAGCTACTTATTACATATGATGATGTTAAGGCATATGAACTACTTATTACATAGGATGCCGTTAATGCATATGAGCTACTAAATGATGAGCTAGCATATGATGAACTTAATATTGAATTTGCTCCATAAGGACCAAACACATTAGATGATGTTGCATATGATGCAGTTAATGCATTATTAGCCCAACTTGATGTTCCTAACAATGAACCTGTTATTGTTAGTGCATTTAAGCTACCTGATATTGTATGAGATGAACCTGATAATATTAATGATCCTGTTTGTGTAGTGTTACCAATTTGAATTGTTGATCCTGTGATCAACATGCTACCAGTTACAGTATTAGTTCCTATAATTGTTTTTGATCCACTAATGAATACACTACCAGTTATGGTTTTAGTTCCTACTAGAGTCATTGAACCAGTTACATTTAAAGAACCAGTTAATGTATTATTTCCTATTTGAGTTGTTGAACCAGTTACATTAACACTACCTGTAGTTGTATTTGTTCCTATTACTGTATATGATTGGGATACTATTAAGCTACCTGTTACTAATGATGTACCTATAACATTAGATGATCCTGATGTTATTAATGAACCTGTAATAATATTATTACCAATTATTGTTTTTGACCCGGTAATGAATACGCTACCTGTAATTATTTTGGTTCCTATTAAGATCATTGATCCTGTTGCTAATAATGAACCTGTTATTGTATGTATTCCTATTGTAGTTGATGATTGAGACACAATCAATGATCCTGTAACTAATGCTGTTCCAATTATATTGGCTGAAGATGATACAATCAGACTACCAGTTACTAATGATGTTCCTATCACATTAGATGAACCCGATGCTATTAAACTACCTGTAGTACTATTTGTACCTATTGTAGTTGATGATTGAGATACAATCAATGAACCTGTAACATTAGCAGTTCCAATTAAATTAGTTGATTGAGATACAATCAATGATCCAGTAACAATATGAGTTCCTATTTGAGTAAATGAACCTGTTATATTTACTGATCCTGTTTGTGTTGTATTTCCTATTTGTGTTGTTGATCCTGTTACTAATAAACTACCTGTTAATATAGACGTTCCTATAACAGTTGAAGATTGTGATACAATCAAACTACCTGTTACTAATGATGTTCCTATCACATTAGATGAACCTGAAGTTATTAAGCTACCAGTTGTGATGTTTGTACCTATTGTAATTTGAGAAGATGATACAATTAGTGAACCAGTAATAGTTGTTGTTCCTATTACATTAGCTGACTGTGATACAATCAGACTACCTGTAATTATATTTGTTCCTACTGTAATATTTGAGCCTGTTACTAATAATGATCCAGTAGTAGTGTTTGTTCCTATTGTAGTTTGGGATTGTGATACTATTAATGAACCAGTAACTAACGACGTTCCTATCACAGTAGATGAAGAGGATACAATTAAACTACCTGTAATAGTTTCAGTACCTATTATTGTTGAAGATCCAGTTACTCTTAAGCTACCTGTTATTGTATTGGTACCTATAGTTGTTTGAGATGAAGATACAATCAAGCTACCAGTAATAGTTTCTGTACCTATTATTGTTGATGAGCCTGTTACTAATAAGGAGCCTGTAATTGTGTTTGTACCTATTATTATATTTGATCCTGATGTGGTTAAACTACCAGTAATAGTTTCTGTACCTATTACATTTATTGATTGAGATACAATTAATGAACCTGTTATTGTTGATGTTCCTATTTGAGTATATGAACCTGTTAAGTTAATTGAACCAGTTGTTGTGTTTGTACCTATTGTTGTTTGAGATGAAGATACAATCAAGCTACCAGTAATATTAGCAGTTCCTATTACTATTGATGATTGTGATACAATCAAACTACCTGTAATTGTATTTGTACCTATTGTTGTTTGAGATGAAGATACAATCAAGCTACCTGTTACTAATGCTGTACCTATTATATTAGATGAACCTGATGTTATTGAGCTACCTGTAACTGTATTTGTTCCTACTATTGATTTTGATCCAGTAATGAATACACTACCAGTTATTGTCTTAGTTCCTATTAAAGTATTTGAACCAGTTACGTTTAATGAACCTGTAATTGTAGATGTTCCTATTACTATTGATGATTGAGATACAATCAAGCTACCTGTCACTAATGAAGTGCCTATAACATTAGATGATTGTGATACAATTAAACTTCCTGTTACAGTAGTAGTTCCAATTAATTGAGTTGATTGTGACACAATTAATGAACCTGTTATAATTAATCCATTTGTATATCTACCACTACCACTTACATCTAAACTAAATAGTGGTTTTGGTTGGTTTATACCAATTTTACCATTTGATGTTCCTGAGAATGTATTACTACCTATATTTGAATATGATCCTGTTCCAAATATAAGACCACCTAGGTTAATTGAATCTTTAGTTCCATTAGGTAAGGTAATATTAGTACCTATTATAATGTTGTTAGATCCTATACTGCCAGCTGGCGTTCCACTTGCATTAAAACCTACCAGATATCCTATTAAAGTTGAGTACGATGCACTTATAGCTTGCTGTCCTGCACTTCTTCCAATAAAATTTGAATAATCAGCCTTTGTAGCACCATTTCCCGCACTTGATCCTATAAAGTTTGAGTTATTTGCATTTGTTGCTCCACCACCGGCATCCACTCCTAGAAAGTTGGAGTATGATGCATATGTTGCTATATAACCAGTTGAATATCCTATGAAATTTGAAAATGATGCATTTGTTGCGCTATCACCTGCACTCTCTCCTAAAAAGTTTGAGTTGTTTGCATATGTTGCTGTTAAACCAGCACTAGTTCCTAAAAAGTTAGAACTATTTGCATTTGTTGCTGTTAAACCAGCACTAGTTCCTAAAAAGTTTGAGTTGTTTGCATATGTTGCGTTATTACCTGCTGCTTGTCCTAAGAAGTTGGAATTATTTGCATTTGTTGCGTTATTACCTGCTGCTTGTCCTATAAAATTTGAATTATATGCACTTGTTGATCCTGAACCAGCATTTTGTCCTAAGAAGTTTGATTGACTTGCATTTGTTGCAGTATATCCTGCTTGATAACCTATAAAATTTGAGTATTGTGCATTTGTTGCTTGATAGCCTGCTGAATATCCTAAATATATTCCATAAGTATAACTTCCCGTTTGTCCAGCTAAAGGAGCAGTTGAATACAATGTAGTACCAGATACATTCATAGGATATGAAGATGTTCCTACATTTATAGATGCTGTATTAAGATAAAATAATTGACCTGTTGTTGTGTTGAATGTTATAAGATTAGAGTTTGCTTGGCTTGTTAAACTTGGGAATTTAACTGATCCACTTATTGTAGTATTATTAGCTATTACCCCTACAGTAGAACCTGTAATGGCTACTGTACTACCTGACATATTAGTCAGTAGATACATAAAGTTACCATCAGCTTCATTATAAGCTAATGATGTTCCTTTAATTGTTATTGTATTACCTGTATTGGCTAATGATGAAGAACGCAGTAATAATCCCATTGTGCAGTGTGTTTCCAATAAATATGCAAAGCGAATGGCCCCTCAAATGAGGAGCCATCGTTCTTGGTGGGAAGGCGTGTATTTTAGGAATTTCTTTGCTTATCGCCCTGCCATTGGCCGTCATAGAGCTCTGCAGCTTCACATTCGTGGAAATATATTTGTGCTACGCGAGCATTTTCTTCAATAAATAGCGTTTCATGAACATACATTAATGTACCCATAAATTCAGTTTCAAATCCTGGATCAAATACTGGACTATTAATGATTGCTCCGTTACGATACAATGATGAGCGTTGTTTAATGAATGCTACTCTATTTGATGGTAATTTACATCCTTCGTTAAATGTGATGTCATACACACCTTGATAAAGTAACCATCCTGTTACACCATCTAAATTTATTAAAGCATGTGGTGTATAATTTGTTAATTCGGTTTTGTCTTTTAATACTTTACCGAGTTTCTTATTTATAACCCCATTATTACCAATTTGATTTACTTGCTTAAGTGTAAGATCAAATCCAACTTGTGCTGGTTTACCTTTACTGTGTTCTAATTTCAATAGACCTTCGTCTATAATTTGTTGTGCGTTTAACATATTTTATAATTTATTATATTTCTTCTGCCACTCCAAGTCCTTCAGCTATGATTAATACTACACCTGCCATCCATAGATGACCAAATGCTAACATTGAGTATGCTGCTATTCTAACAGCAGATTTAACCATACTAATTCTGAAATGTTTGTTTGATTTACTTTCTTTTGGTTGCATATTATTTCATTTTAGTTCCGTTAACTTCAATTGCGTGTAAGAATTCTTCACGAATTAGATTATCTTTTTCCATAAACACACCACTAAATTTATTTGTAGTCATTACAGATGGATGTTTAATACCTCTATGTGAGCAACATGTATGCTTACAAGCAATACTTACTGCTACTGATTCACAATTCATTTTAGATGCTAAATAATCATGTATTTGTTGTGTTAATGATTCTTGCATTTGTGGTCTACGACTGAACCATTCAACAATACGGTTTAATTTAGATAAACCGATTACATTCTCACCTGGAACATATGCTAATGTAGCATATCCTGTAAATGCTAGATTGTGGTGAGCACACATACTGACGATAGGAATACCTGACTGAATTACTAATCCATCATAACCATCATCGTTAGGGAATACTGTAATATTTGGTTCGTCTGTAATTGAACCTACGATTAGATCCTTAAGCCATGCTTTAGCAACACGACGTGGTGTATCTACTGTTTGTCTATCAGCTGTATAATCGAATCCTACTGCTGTAAGGAATTCGCCGTATGCTGTTGTTGCTTTTTCTATCATTTGCTCTACTTCTTCTGGTGTGCGAGCTAAACTACCATTTGATTTACTTAGTAACTTCATTGTTTATTAATTGTGGATTTGTTTCTAAAATATTTGCTATTGAATATACGATCTCTTCTGCGTCAAAGGAAGTTTTCCAATCACATTCTTCACTAACTTTATCTACCCATTCCATGTAGAGTTTATATAGTTCGTCTTTGTCTATTTCTAGACGTTCAAAGGCACCGTCTGGGCCTATTTGAAAATTGTCTGATATCATATTATTATTTTAAAAAGTGTCCGAGAAAACGTTTAAATTTTGCCATTTGAACGTCAAATACCATTTTTGCTACTCCTATTATTATTAGTACTAGGAATGCTGTTGCTATTACTTGTGCCATATTATTTTTTTACTACTTTAAATAATGCTTTTTCTATTTGATACCCATTGTTAATGAAATATTTTAAACTATCTGTATTACAGTGAGCGTATATTGCTTTATCTGTTTCTTTAATCTTTGAATCACGGTAGTTCCAAAGCAATTTATAGATACCTTTATTACGGTGTGCTTCTTTTACAAACGCATGACATAGATAAATTACAGAATGGTGTTCTACATACGATACTATTCCTACTAGTTCAGTTTTTATAAAACATCCATAGTATGTAGCATGTTTATCTAATAGATCTGGTTTAATGGTTTTAAATTCAGATTCTACTTCGTCGTATGTAATTTTTTTAATTTCCACTATACGTTTAATGTTTTATTTATTTCGTTTTTTTCTATTATCAGTAACCCACATCGGCTGTAAATTATCTAATGAATTTACTAAAGATATTTTGACATCCCAATCAAATTTACTAACTGCTTTTTTATGATCTATTTCCCAACATCCTCTTTTTCCACCGTAATTACCCCAATTCATTCCTTCACTCCATAACGATTCAATATGTTCTCTAAGTTGTTCAGCTGAATATCCTAGTGATTCTATTGTTGTTGTTTGTTTATTTTGTTTTAATCGTTTTAAAGCGCCTGCTAATTGATTTCGCCAAGCTATAGTCCACGGTTTTTCTTGTCGTTTTTTAGCGTCTGATTTTTTATTGTATTGTTTGACTTTGTCTGGGTTGTTTTTAGCCCATTCATAGAAATAATCTTTATTATTTTCTCTCCACTTAGTCTGTGTCTCTAATACTTTATCTTTGTTATTCTTATACCACTCTTTAGCTTTAGTATTAAGATATTCTCTATTGTTTTCTCTCCATTCTTTAGGTTTAGAAGATGATTGTTGATATATCTTAGAACGTTCTAATATTTCTTCTTTATAACTTTGATATCGTGTTTTAGCTGCTTCAATATAATATTGTTTATCAGTAGTATTATATTGTTGTTTTCTACATTCTTTACAAGATGACATATATTTTATATTTCCATCTTTAAATGCACCTGCTTTACCAAAACACGATATCTCTTTTATTTGTTCACATTTATTGCATTTCTTAGTCATATAATATTATTTATAATAAATATATAAAAATAGCTAAGAAATATAATTTTCTACTAAACATTCAACGTTTTATCCCAGGCTGATATATGCAGGCGTGTAAGGCCTCTGAAGCGATATTTTTTACTCATCTCTAATACAAATTGAGTACGCTCATGAAAGTCAGTTTGACTATCTAGTCCTGGCATACAAACTACATTTTTAAGAGGTATGCTAAATGGTACGACAAAGTCACGGAAAAGTTCTTTAACATCTTCTTCATTTGATATTACAAATTTAAACTGGTAATTGGAATGTTCCATTATACGCTTGATTGCGTCTGGGTTAATACGTTGTTTCTCAGTCATACCTGAGTTAGATAGTTTTGGTGAGCAGTTGATTTGATTTAAACACCACCATAAGTTATTCTCAATATAGACGGTACCATTAGTTTCTATTTCACTAAAGGGAGTAAAGCCGGCTACTATATTATTATGTGGGTATTCTACCCCTTCAAAATATTTAAAGAAATTAACAATAGCTTCCTGATGTCCTTTGATAGTAGGTTCACCACCAGTCCAAATGATATGGATAGTACCGTTTCTAATATCTTCATAGATACCTTGCTCTTTCCATCTATCAATTAGATATTGAAAGTCTTTATCTTCACCTCTCCATAGCCACTGAGACGTACTATCACAAGTCCAAGTTGCTTTACCTTCCTTGTGTAAGTCACCTTCAAATATTTCACCGTCTTCTAATGACTTTTCTTTCATTAGCATATTAGTGAATTTTCTACTCATACCACATGTTAGATTACAAATACCTAAACGAACGAAGTATGACGGTACACCTGTTGATATACCTTCTCCTTGTATGCTATAAAAGTCACTACTAATCAATAATTTGTTTGGATCTATTTTACTCATTTATTTTATTTTATATGCTTCTATTAATTTATCTCTATATGCTTTTTTCTCTTCACCATCTTCCATTTGTTCGTATACTATTAGATCTCTCATTTTAGCAGCCATTTCATAGTCTTGTTGACGTATGTATTTATTTTTAGCTTTCTCTAATATGTTTATGAACATTGTTTGTGTTAGTTCATTAAATTCTTCAAATGATAATTCTTCCATAACTTAAAATTAAAAAAACATCCCTGCCTTTTCAAACAGGGATGTTGGGTTGGGAGATTACGCATTAGCGTATTCAGCATTCTTTTGACGTCTGCGAGTCAAATTATACATTGCGTTAGCAACTGTAGTATTTACTCTACGTCTTCTGTTAACTACGTTAGACAAATGACTAACTGAATAACCTGTTTCGTCTGATAAACGTGTTAAATCACCTGTTTTTTGTCTGTGGGTGAAGAACGACAATTTTGCTGTGCGGTTTAGGTAGTTCGCACGTACCTTAGTTTGATAACTCATAACTATATTTGGGTTTTGTTTACGAAATATGTTCAGCTAATACTTTTTCTACATGGGATTTAGCTACTTCCCATTTAACTGGACCTGCTTCATCAGCGTAAGCTACTGGATCTCTACGACCTAATTTAATAAATGCTTCAATACGTTCTACTGATGATGCTGATTTATAATCACTGAACCATCTTGGTCCTACTGGTGTTTGGAATTGAATAGGTTTGTATGATGTGTTTGTACGAGCATATATGTCATCAAAATCAAATCCTAATTGTTTACAGCAATTCAATCCATCTTTTAAAATACCAAATTTATCAGTAGCAAGATATGGTGTATAATGATATACTAATTCACTATCCCAGTTACCTGTTTGGAATGCTTTCATATCATCATCTCTAAATTCTTGTCTGCAATCAGGATAAATAGCATGATCACCTGCGTGGATTCCCATCGCGATAGCTACTTCTTGTTTTTCACCTCTAGTTGCTATTGATAGTGCTACTGCTTGAATCAATGAACTAAATATTTTATTACGATTAGGTACTACTGTTTCCTTCATGTTAGATTGTTCGTAGTGACCTTCTGGAACATCTGCTCCTCCTGTTACTAATGATGAATGGAGTAAATCTGATAATCCATCTAAACGAATTGTTTGGTATCTTACTAATGGTTTACCTGCTTCTAACAGAATACCATTAACGTATTCAATTAATTGTTGTGCACGTTGTAATTCAATACGGTGTTTTTGTCCGTAATCAAATGATAATGCGGTTACTTTATGGCCTGTAGCCAATAAATGTAATAGTAACGTGCTACTATCCATACCGCCTGATAATGATAATACTGCTTGCTTCATAATTAAAATGGTAAAGTGTCGTTTGCTAATTGTGTATTAATTTCTGTTAAATCTTCTTGTACTGGTGTGAATACCTTTTTAGCATTAAAGCATTCATCTAAAAATCTTTTAGTATAGACCATTACATGACCTTGATAAGCGGGGTTACTAACTGATTTGGTTCCAAATCTTGCTTTTCTAAGCTTAGCATACGCTGCTACTTGTTCACCTAATTTCTTTCCTGCTGCACGACCTAAATAGTCATACAATGATAACATTTCTACTTGATTATTTGACATATTGTTTAAATTTTTGTACGTTGAATATAATATCATCTATTTTGCCACTCAAATCTTCTTCAAAATAATGTTCAAGTTTTTCTTTTGGTTTCCATGTTAAACCACTATCTGTGTATCTATGCCCCTCAGCACCAACTAGAATTGGATTTGATGTATCACATGATTGAATAAACGACCAATCTTTATATGACATAAATTCTTGTGGTAATGAACAACCTAATAAATGGTGATATATTCCTTTATTTATTGTTTTTGTTTGTACTAGTTTTCTAATGAATTCCATTCTTCCATACATTGATGCTTTCAATGGTTCTAAATTAGAATACATATCTTTATAAGCAATACTGGAATGATTAAAAGCGATATGTGTATAACCTAAATCCAATAATGTTTGATATGTTATTATCAATTCACCTAATGATTCTCCTTGACATACAGCCATTAGATTAACGCCATCTGGTATCTCATAGATGTAATTATTTATCCATTCCTTAGCATTACGTAATGTAGCTGCTGAATCATTCCAAGCATCAGGAACAATGAATATATTCGGTCTGATTAGATTAATTTTAGATAGTAGATCCTCTGTTGTGTGTTCTACTCCTTCAAATAAACCATTATCCATAATAATAAAACGTTTATCTAAACGTGCTTTTTGGAAGTATAAGCGATACTGATCGTAGTGATCTATTAGATGTGGAAGACAATAATCATAGTCGTTCCATTCATAACCATAATGCATTAACCCTAAAGGTAATTCATGACTAACCTTCATATATTGCTGTATTTTTATTATGTTCCATAAATTCAACTCGTTTCACTTTCACTCTACCCTTAGAATCACTTTCTACCCAAGGTGTAAATTTATCAAATACAAACTTAGCAAATGATTCTGCTCCAACAGTAGGTATTATTCTTAGTTGGATTATACCCAATTGATCCATCGTTTTAAATCCACCAATACCAGGATCGTCTTCTGCTATTATGGTTGTATGATCAAACATATAATCCATCCATTCTTTAGGACTTAAACCATCTATTTTATACTGTGATCGCTTAGCATGCCCAAAATCCCAAACCCAATTGCGTTCGTCTAGTTCACCTTCAAACCATACTCTGAAGGATACTCCATAACCATGAAGGAAGCGACAGTGTGTGCCTTCTGCTTTCCATTGACGAAACACACAGCTAAATCCGTCAAATAGTTTTGTTGATTGAAACATATTAATCTTTTTTTATTGTTGTTGATTTAAATAGAATTGCTGATAATGCGTTTAGGCCTAATGCTTGTAAGAATGTAATTCCTGGTAATCCAAATATACTAGGCATTAACCAATTCCATAGCCACATTAGTGGTAATCCTAAAATTACTGCTGCTACTGCTATTACTAACATAGCTGTTGCTACTGCTTCAATTGTTGTCTTCATCGTTATTATTTTCTATTTGATTTATTTCAATTAATGTTGTATTGATAAGCGATTCTTCGCTTTTAGCCATTATTGTAGATAATGTGTTAAGTACTTCAGTTAATTGCTCTGGGGTAAGATTAGATATATCCATTTGTTGGATATCTTCTAATTGTTTTTGCATTTCTTCTAAATCCATAACGTCAATTTAAATTATTGTTTTGCCAAAACCAAATTTCCTTTAGTATGTTTGGGAAAGTAAGGACAGTTGATACAACCATTTCCACAACATTTTCCTTGTTGAATGAGGTATAGGGCAGTAAATACTACCCTACCATCCTCATTTATTATATAGTGAATACCTTCTTCTAATTTAGACGATTTCACAAGCTCCTCCTGCACATGCTGCTTGATCAGCTAATGTTGTATTATCATCAAATTCAACTACTGTTGACAAATCAATACCATGTAGATGTTGTACTAATTCATCGAATTTTTCTTTAGTAATATCTTCAAATGGTAATTGTGGATAAGTTGTGTCAGCTGAGAAATATGGTAATACTGATAGGCCATTAAATGTTTCTTTATTATCCCACATCCATTTACCTACTTTTTCCCATTCATCTGTTTTAACTGATACAGTAGCTGATACGTTGTTTGTGTTTGCTCCTTTGCGATGACCTTTTTTAACCCACTGTGTATTAAATTTCTTAACACGCTCTAACATATCAATAACGTTTTCAGTTCTTAATATTGAACCTTCTGGTGCAGATTGAGGTACTGAAATTACTGCTTGTATTGTTGGTTTAAAGAAATCATCTTCAACTAATTCAGGGTGATGAATTGCTAGGTGAGTGTATATGGCTTCGTTTTTACCTACTCTGATACGTCTGATATAGTAGTCGTTATGCCAAGCATGAATACCGCTTGATGTTCCTAATACTAATGAACTAGTACCACTTGGTTTTACAGTAGTAACACGAGCTGCTTTATTAACACCGATTATTTCAGCAACACGAGCGTTTTCTACTTTAGCTAAGTCAGCTGCTGATTTTAAATCTAATCCTAATATAGCTCCTGATCCAATACCTGTCATTCCAACACCTAATAAAGCGTCTTTTTCAGTTGTTTTACGCCATATATCTCTTAAGTAATGAAAGTCAGTGTATGCTGCTTGTAATGTACCTATAAATGCTGCTGCTTCTACTCTAGCGTTTAAATCCGCTTGATCAACTACGTCTGATACGTTTACTTCACATAAATTACAAAATTGGAATGGTCTTAAAGCAATTTCGCAACATGGATTTGTTCCCCAATCTTTATCATTACTGAAGTAGATACCTGGTTCCCCTGATCCACTTAATTCAATTTTCTTCCATAATTTAAAGAATTCCTCTTCATCAATTTTATGACGCATTACTACAGCTGAGTTATTTGAGCGGCCGCGTTGTGGATTTTCTTCCCACCAGTTACCAAACTTACAAGTCAACATTTCTTCATCATCCAAATTAAATAATGCGATTAATGCTGCTCTTCTAATACCACCACTTAACACTGCATCAGCAATATGGCAAGCCATATCATGTGCTTCTAATGATGTTAATTTTTCACCATTTTGTTTACGATCCAATATTTTTTGTAATTGGAATAAACATTCTTTTAATGGTTCAGGGCCAGGTGCTTTACCACCTACAGTAATTAATTGAGCACCTTTTGGTCTGATATCTCTAAAATCAAATAACGGAAGTGCTCCTCCTTGGAAATATGCTTTACAAAGCATTCTTACTGCATCCGCCCATCCTTCAATACTGTCACCAATTAAGTAGCGCTTGTGTTTTACTGGTACTGTAATTTCAGGTAAGCTATCTACATGATGTGTTTGTACACTATATCCTACTCCTGTCCCTGATAGTAATAAAAACATTATTTCACTAAATGCTCTCCAATCATCAATAGGGAGAAAAGAGCAATTAAATATACGAGTATTATTAAGTTCAATGGGTCTTCCTGCAAATTGGAGAGAACGCATTGAAGGCAATACTTTCTTTTCATATACTAGCTTATATACATTTTCAATTTCATCTTTTAATTGAGGAAACTTAGCTTGATGCATTTCCTTATTTCTTGTTACTAACTCTTCCCATGTTTCTCTGCGCTTCTGGCCTGGGAGATATTTAGAGTATTTCATATAAACTGTCAAATCACTTAAAATACTTTGTTCCGTTGTCATTTTTGCTTTGCTTTGTTTTACTTATTTTTAATTTAGTTTCTTCTGTGTGTTTTGTTGTCCAAGTGTTTTTTCTACCTTTTAATGCTTCAGATATTTTTTTACTTCGTTCTGAGTTATTTGTAGCTTTATCTCTTGCTTTTTGCTTTTGTTCTTCTGTTCGCTCATATTTACCTACTCGCCCTTTATTAGCTTTACTAATTTTAGTTTTAGTTTCTTCAGATCTAATTATATTTTTTGCTTTAATACTATTACTTATATTCTGTTTATGTTCTTTACTTAGTTTTTTACCTCTATTAGGAGATTTAACATCTAGTGTTTCATTAAATATATTTTTAGTATTAGATATATAATATTGTTCTTTAGATTCTAATTCTAATATACTACATTCCTCTAGCAGTTCAAAAGTCAAATTATCAACACCATATTTACTTACAAATCTAGTAAGTTGTTTATTATGATGTCTATTATTTTCTAAAGCACTTTTATGATCTTTAAAACGTTTATATAAGTCATAAGCACTACCTATATAATACTTTTTATTTATTTTATTTGTGATTTTATATATCCCACTTTGGATATTTTTATCGATATTATATTCCATAATTATTGTTTCCAATAAATATATGAAATTTTTACTTCATGTACACTGTAGTGTATTATTCTATCTTTTTAAAAGATATTATTTTCCATGGTGATTCTTTCCAATACTTTCCATCAGGTACTTGATGATAAGGGTATGGACCTTTTTCAGGATTCCAATCTTCTAAAGAAAATCTCATTCCTATATAATCAGGTTCATCTGATTTTCTTGAATTTCTATCCATTAAAAAATATCTATCAGGGATAGTACCTGATATTTTTTCTGTATCTACGTAACCATACTCATCTGTTATATATTTTACTTGAGCTGTACCTTCTTTTGTTGTTATGTCGTATATCCATTCTTTAGAAGCAAATGGTTCTTTTTCAGGTGTTATATATGGAGTATTACGTTGTAGATATAGATTCTTAGATTTATATCTTGAAAGAGATTTGATTGAGATATCATCTGGTAGGAAGAAACCATATTTTTCAGTTAATATTTTTATAAACTGTTTATCTTCCTTAAGCATAATATCACTGAAGAAATCAAGAATACCATTAGATTTTAAAGAATCGTTTACTGTTTTAGCTAAGGCTTCTAAATTATCTATATGGTAAACAGTTTGAGATAGATGAATCATATTTACTTTAGGAAAAGCATATGAATTTTCTAAATTATATTCAATGTATATTTTTTTATCTCCACCAGGATCTTTAGTAAATTCTTTTACAGGAATATTATCTATAACAGCTACATTATATTCTTCATATAGTGATGTTTCACCACCACCCATATCATATTCTAAATTAGATATTTTAGAAACATCAGATAAAGATATTTCTTTTATTTTATTATTTTCTATCAAATATGATTTGGGAACAGATGGACCTTGATTTCCATATTCCTTCAATAAGTCTACTAACTTAATCATTGGAATTTGTTTATAAAAATTTCTGGATCGTTCCTGCTATAACTGATTTTGGTAATGCTCCACTAAAACGATAGACTTGTTGTCCATCTTTTTCAAATATAACTGTCGGAACTGAAGATACATTTGCTTCTAAAGCAGCATCTCTATTTTGATCTACATCAA